ATAATCTGTGTAGTTGAAGTTTCATCTCTAATAGTAAACCCAGCAGTTGATGTTGCAATACTAATAGTTTCGTTCATAGCGGCAACTAAATTTGTTGCAACAATAGCGCCTGATAGGTTTGCTATATCACCAAATTGATTAGCCGATAAGTCGTTAAACTCCGTTCTAAACTTTTCTAGTGTATCTGTTTCTGCTATAAATTTTACTGCCATTAGTGTTTACCTAAGTTTTTTATTAACTCTTTAATCTCTCTTAATTCAGTCTTTAAATTATTTATGTCTTTTACTGCACCTCTAATTTCATCTCCTTGACTTTCTCTTGCTCGTACTCTTTGCATATAAACTGTATATTCACTTGTACTAGTATTAACAATAGCGTTTGTTGAAGTATCTCTTACTAAACTGTCATATCCTTGTACTTTTAATCTGCTCATATTATATCGCCAATGCAATCGCTCTCATATCTCTAATTTTAGGAGGATAAGATGATATACTTCCTGTCATTCCAATTTTTAATTGAAAGGTAGTAAAGTCTTTTAAATTATTTACTGAATATTTGTATTCTCTAAATGAAGAATTATCTTCAGCAGGTGTAACAGTTATATCCTCTTCACCATTTGTGTTGAATGGTATCCAATTTATTTTGTCAATAGTAGTATCATCTTCCGATCCTATAATTCTGTAATACATTTTTACACTAGAAGTTGATCTTACATTTGAAGTTAATCTAACATCTAAAGAAGTTGAAGCCGTTTCTAATACAATTGATTTAGTACAATAAACTGCTGCTGTAGATGAACCTGTTGAAGCATTATCATTAACAAAATCTGGTGTATTGCCTGAAGTAGGATTATTCAATCTATTAGTAATTGTAAAAGCACTCATTCTTTGAGTATCTAATACAGGAGAAACTTTAGTATTTGTTGTACTTAAAGTTACAATATTAAAAAATGATTTATTACCAGACATTTCATTTGTTTCATTGATTGGACTAGCAACTAATTGAGGAGCAGTAAAGTAAATATTATCATTACTAACAACATTTATTTTACCAGAGTTTGCTGTTAAACTAAATTCTGATTCTGCACCGTGAACTGATTTACCACTTGTTGGTCTAATAGCCATAGTTAAATTTGTTTCAGGTAAAGTCATAGTTTGTATACCAGCTAAATTCAATACATCAAACGATCTATTTTGAGTTGCAGTAACAGCGTCACCACCAATATCACCAGTTGTGTTTGCTGTTCCAGTCGTTGTAATATCGTAACTATCTAAAGTTACATTTGAAATACTTGTATATGTTCCATTAATATCAGAATGAACAATTCCATTAAATGTACCAGAAGGTACTCCTGCAATAATAACATTGTTTGATGTTCCGTGCATTCCGTGATTTGGATGATAAACTCTAATTACACCTGAAGAATTTGTTGTTCTTAATGGATTTAGTTTAAGTGTTCTACTATCTAAATCTTTGTTCGCTAAAGTAACTTGTCCAATTACACTTTTAAATTCTGCTCTCTTAATTTTAAATTTTAAATCTTCGTTTTGATCTGCTGACCAAGTAACACCATTTTGTGATTTAAAGAAAACACCAGTGTAAGGTTGTTGTGATATTGTTCTATTAGAACCTAAATTTGTTTGACCTAATCTTGCAACAAAAACATTATATTCTGTTGTGTTTGCCATTAATACTAAAGAATATTCTGTATTCTCTTGTACATAAACTGGACTATCAAAAGTAAATGTAGTTACTGCTGTACCATCTGTACTCGTAGTTACACTTGTTGGATTTAAAGATTTTTCTGAAAAAGGTAATATTGATTGACCTGGATAACCATTAACTGTATTTCTAACTTGTAAAGTTACAGGAATGTTATCATCTTTAGTTGAGAAACATATATCTACTGAAGTTAAGAATACTCCACCAGCGTCATCAATCATAAATGTTTGTGCTAATGGATCGTGGTAACCTACTTGTCTAGCAGCACCTCTTGTTGTACTTGTTTGAGTTACATTTTCTGTTTCGTTAGTTGCTCTAAATTCTACACCTGCTGTTCTCGTAGAGATAATTGTATTTTGTACTGTTTCAATAATACCTTTAGCAATATATTCAGCATTTGCTGCCGTATCTGGCGCTGAAGTTAAATCATTTGAAGATGAACTAGTTAATCTAAACACTCTTTCACCTGTTCTCCATCTTGGTTTTGAAGTATCTTTTGGATCTGGTATTGAAAAAGTACCTGATACAGAACCATTATTGTCTGTAACTAAATTACCACCCAATGAACCACCAAAAGGAGTTACATATATTGATACAGTTTCATTATCAAAGTAAGGATAAACTCTTGTATTTGGTTTTAATCTTGTCGCAACAAAATCAACATCTCTACTTCTAATAAATGGAGTGAAAGCAATAGATATAACTCTATCACCAACATTTTGCGTAACTGTTTTAGGTACTAATACTTGTCTAATACCCATTCGTGTTTTTGTTCCTGTTCTAGTAGTCGTTTGGATATCTCTTTGCATTACTCTCCAACCGTGACCACCTCTTGCTTCATATCTTTCCGTACTATTAGATGTTGATTGACCTGTCCAATGATTTTGCCATTCGTTCCAAACAGTTCCCATTTCAACTGATTGTAGATTTGGATTACCTGATTGTTTAACTAAAGTATCCCAAGTACCATCATCATTTGTAATAGTTAAGTCTGGTGCTCTTTCTGTTTCTTTCCACTCGTCTGTTTGTGGAGTTAATGCAACAGAACCAATCCAAGTGAATATTCCAAATGGGTTAACATTTACAGTTTTACTTGCATAACTTTGATCTATTAAAGTTTCTTCCGTGTAAGGTAAAGTTATTAGATCGCCTGTTTTAGCATAATTAGAAAGTAGTCTATCAGCCGCCTCAATAACTGTACCATCACTATCTCTTTCTTCTAAAGCAATTGCGTCTTCGTTAAAAGTAGGTCTCATTTCACCTTTTGCCATATCCATAGCAACTTTGTAATCTAAATTTCCTGGATCACCTATTGAGTGTCCTGTAAAATTATCTACGACAAATCCGTTTTTAAATCTATCAAAACCATTTGCGTCTTGTATTTGTAAAGTTTGTGCTGATTGTTCTAGTAAAGACAATTGAGTATAGTATTCTGTATTTTCAATTCTCTTTTCTAGTCTACCAATATCTCTCATTGTGTATCTTCTATTATCAACTGATTCAATACCTACATCTGCTGTATCCAATGTATATGATGGAATAAACAATGTGTATAGGTGCATTGCGTTATCTAAAACACCAGGAATTTCTGGTTCTAAAGAACTTGCACCTTTTAATACTCTAAAGTTACCTTCTTTATCTAAAAATACTTTATCAACTCTTTGTAAATAAAATTCAAAATCTGAAGTTATATCTGTTTCAAATTTAACAATATCATTTGTTGAAGCACCTGAACCGTCATAAGAACGATCTTGGTCACCTGAATTAATTGTTGAAGCGTCATTTACTCTAGGTCTAAAATCTAAACTATCTCTTAACTCATAAACTCGTCCAGTTGTACCTGAAGTAAAACTAGGTATGTCTTCATAATCAATAATACCTGAATAACTATCTACATCAAAGTAATCACCAGCGCCGTGTGATAAGAAATCAAAATTAATTAATAATCTTCCTGTTGGCGTTATTGAACCTGTTTTTAATGTTAATCTTCCAATGTCATAGAAGTTATCTCTCATTCCTGTATCTAAATCAAATCTATCTGTAACATCTGTATCGGAAGCAGTAGCATCCGTACTAAAGTCTGCTGCCATATAAACATTGTTAATTTTTAAAATATCTGCCTTACCTAATCCTATTGTACCTGATTCAATTTCTGTTTGATCTGCTTTTTGAATTGTTGAAGCAGTATTTAAAGTTTTTGTTTTTGAACCTGCAACACTTCTATTAATTGTTGCTAATACTTTTACTTTATGTCCTTGAAAGTTAGAACCTAAATCTATTAATAATGTTTTGCCTGTTGGAGAACCAGATAATGTAAATATAGGATCGCCTTCGTGGTTATTACCACTTAAACTGAATACATCACCAGCAACACCTGAAGCACCGGAACCAGTTGCCATAATTGAAACTGAAAAATCTTTTTCTAGTAAAGCAGCAAATGTTTCATTAGTACCTGCTGTTATAGTTGCGTCACCATTTGATGATAATGTTTGTACGAAGTGTCTTCTTACTTTAAAATTTGTATCTGTTATACCAGAATTTATAGTTGTCTTTAATGTCTTAATAGTTTCATAAGGTAGTTGAAATACTGAAACATTTTTTTCTGGTGATTTAATTGATGATCTTCTTATTGTTACGACACCTTTTGTAGAAGCAGCAGCAGTTACACTTTCTAAAATTAAACTAGAATTTGAAATAATAGATTTAATAATTTTAGTTTCTGTATTACCACTATCGTTTGTAAATGAAATTGAATCACCTACTACAAGGTCTTCCGTAAACAAAGTATTAATGCCGGTTACACTTGCTGAACCTGATCCAACATCTATTGATCCTGAAAGAATTTTATTTACACCGAAAGTATTATCTAACGCTGTATCTGAAGTATATGTAGGAGAACCTGCCATACCAATTTGTTTAACTTGTGGGAAATCATATGAAGTTACACCTTTAAATCCAAGAGAATTTGATTGAATAGTAGCAGTGCTAGATGAAGTACCACCTGTAATTATTTCTCCTGCAATAAATGTTCCTTGTACATTTGATACAACTACAACTCCGTGTAAAGCAAGACCTGAAGAAGTGTATTGATTTATATTTGTAGGAGTTACACCATCTGCTCTGTATAATTCAAACTCGTCAGCACTAGGATTTCTAACAACAAATATATCATCTGTTGTTATTGCAACTGTTTGATCTTGTGCCGATATAGCATCAAATTTAATTTGTTGACCTTCTTTAAGTCCGTGAGCAGTTGCTGTTGCAACACCTGGACTTGCAATTGAAATTGCTGTAACATCAGCACCTGTTTGTGTTGATATACTTTCTAAAGTACCTGTTGCACTTGAAGTACCACCAGTTATTTTCTCTCCAGTTGTAAATGCTTGATTTGTTGTAATATTAAGATGAGTAAACAAATTAATATCAAATAAGAAATGTTTATATATGTTTGTTGTTGCACCAGCTGAAGCAAATAAATTACTAACTGCTGTTCCAGAATGATATTCATACCCTTTTGATTTAGCACGACCTATTGTGTTAAGACTAGCGCCTGTACCTGCATTTTCAACTCCACGAGTAACAGTTGATGTGTTATATAGATTAACTCTTTTAAATGCTTCTGTTTCACCAGATACAAAACCTATATCAGGAGAACCATACGAGTTAGTTACATTTACAAAATTACCTATATCAAATCTTGTATTAAAATTACTTTCAGTATTAAACTCTCTTGCCTTATCAACATCTACATATTGAGTTGCTAATTTTTCAACTTCAAAACCTTTTACATATGCTTTTCCTGGAGATAAACCTACTGCAAGTTTATTAGTGTCACCACCAGTAAGTGCTGTATAAATTCCTCTATTATTTGCTGATATTAAATGTTCTCTAATATCAATATCAAAAGGTCTTACAGTATAATCACCAGACTCGTCAAATGTTCTACGAGCAAAAGTATCTTCTAATATTGCATATTCAGTATTTCTAACTTTACTTTGTATTATACCTGTTTTTAATCTTAATAACTCTACAAAGTTTGCGTCATCTGTAGCACCAATAGATTTTTTAGTTAAAGTTAAATCTATTTTAAATCTGTGAGCACCTGGGGCGTTTGTGTTTGAAACACCTTGTGCATTATCATTTAAAGTATTATCTTGTGTAGGAGTTACGAAAGACTCTGAAACTAATAGTCCAACTCTATATGAAGGTGTGTTTGAATATTTGTCTAGTAAAATTGTTTGTTTAGAAACAGTTACCGTAAATCCATTTATGTAATATGAACCTGCCTCTACTTGAGCAGCAGAACCTGTAGCACAAGTATTAACTATTGCAGTTACATTAGTTGAATCACTATTTGTTCCTGTAATTGTTTCTCCGTCAGCAAATTTAAATTCATTATTAAGACTTCCACCAGTTTTACTATATTTTACAAATAAAGTATCTGGGTCTGTTCCGTCTGTTGCACTTTGATTTACAACTGTTCCTGTTACACCTGAAAGTGATCCCGTTAATACAGTACCATTAGTAAAATGTGCTAAAATGTTTGTACTATCAACACTTGAAAGTTTTACAGCATAATAATTTAAATCATAACCAATCTCGCCAGGAATAACCATAGCACCATCTTTAAAGAAATGGTCACCTAATTTTTCAATTTGGTTTTGTAAGATTGTTTGTGATTGTGTTAACTCTCTTGCCTGAACAGCAAATGCCGGTCTAAAAAGTATTCTATGAAATGATTTGCTATCCGCAAAGTCATCATAGTACGGTGAGAGGTTAAAGTCAGTTTTAGACATTTAAATACCCCTAAAATTCTATGACCAGTTTAATGTTTTCTGTCTGATCTGGTGCTCTTTGTATCGGTGTTCTATTTTCAATATAAAGTACATCGCCAGTATCGTGGTCTATTTCAGGAACTGAATATCCTGAAGTAAACGAAACATTAGAAACTGTTCCTGTTGATGAAGTATCTGGTGTTCCTGTAGGAGAACCACCACCTTGACCTGTAATAACATTAGCACCTGAGAACGCAGTTAAATTACCAGTTGCGTCCACGCCAGCATTGTTGTGTCTTGTTTGAATGTAATATAAAATTTTGTTTGTTGCGTCCCACTCTACAACTTTACCAGTTGCACCTGTACTTGCCTGACTAATTTCTTCGTCTGGTACAAAAGTACCTGGTGTTGGAGAATCAGCAATTTTAATTGCCTTTGTTAATCTAGCAGTATTAGCTGTTACAGCAGAAGCTGATTTTGTTGGATCTCTTAATAATGCAATTTTTCTAAAGTCATTGACAGCAGAAAAGTCACCAGAGTTAGCACTTTCAGTTCCTTCTAAACTTGTATTCATCATAACAAAGAAAGCACCTAATTCTTCTTGTGCATTTGCACCGTGTCCACCCTTAGGTGGAATAATTACATCTAATTCTGAACCTGCTAAATTAGTTGCACCTGCAGTAATTATTTGTGCATTACTAATTGTTGCAAAAGTATATCCTGTGCCTGGAGTAGTTACTGTTACTGAAGTTACAGCACCACCGCCAACTACTATTGTAGCAACACCACCAGAACCATCTCCTTTAATAGAAATACCAGTGAATGTTCCGTTAGTACCACCTGAGCCAGCAGTTTTAATTTTTACTATATCTATTGAACCATCAACAGCAGCGGAAATAACATTTGATTGATCTGCACTCGGACTAGAGTTTGGCGAAACTGCCATAAAGTCTGTTGATAAAAAATTTGCTTGTTGAGCAGCAGAAAGTGTGTACATAAATTTCCACTTGTATGAATCAGTAGTTGTAATTGCTGAAGTTGAAACACCAGTTGGTTCATCTGTTGAAGTAGCACCATTGTTGTTATCTAAACATTTGTAAACATTTCTTGCTGAAGATAATACATAAAAAGTAGAATCAAATAAAGTAGTTGCACCACTTGATGATGTTTTTCTTACACTTGTTGATCCTGTTGTATATTCTCCAATGTCGTGTGAATAAGTATCGTAAATTGTACCAGCAGTCCAGTTTCTTCTTGGTATTACAAAAGATACATCTGAAGATTGTACTCTTTTAGCAGCAACTAAATCGTCAAATGTATAAAATTCTCTACCCATTGAATCAGCAGGTGTATTAGGAGCAGCGTCCGTACCTTCGTAATCTGTTCTACCATCAGCTCTTGTTAAAGTACCAAAAGGTTGTGGTCTTCCAATACCTAAGTAATACACTTGACTTGCTGTTTCAGAAAATGATTCTGAAAATTGTTCAGCATTGTTTATTCTAAATTTATTTGTTATAATTGCTGGCATAGTTCCTTATTCTTTCTTATATTTATACTACTTTTCATTAAGTTATGTTAATTGTTCCTAGCATAGCTGCGTGTGATGAACATTGATAATACAATGTTGCTGGGGCATCCATAGGCACGTGAAACTCAACAACACCAGTAGATCCTGAAGCATTGTTACCAGTAACACCTGTGCTATATGCACTACCACCGGCAGCTGATCTAATTTCAAAAGGGTGACCACTACTTGTATTTCTAAAGTAATAAGTTTGACCTTTCTTTATATGTAAATCTGGATTGTCTCCACTTATACCTGCTGGAAATCCTGCACCTTGAAATAGATATGCACTTGATCCGTTGGCAGTTACTACAAATTGAGATACTGGAGTTTGTCCTATAATCCAACCTGAACCAGTGTAAACTAAAGTATGTCCTTTTTGAGGAGAAGATACTGCTACATCTGTTAAATCGTTAATTGCAAGTGAACCACCTGCAGGAGTACCAACATTAAATCTTCCTTGTGCTGAACTCCAAGCTAATACATTGCCATCTGCAACACCAGACATATTAACATCTGTGTGTGTAGAAACGGAAGAGTTTTCATCTAATACTCTAACCCAACCACTACCTGAAGAATAATAAGGTCTATTA